GACTGTTGCCACGACCAGCCTTTCGTATGTTTCTACGTGTATGATCGCTTCTGTTCCTTCCACGTCCTGTCTTCTCGTTTCCCAATCCGGGTCTATCTCTTTGAGCTCTGATACCGGAATTCTGTAATATCTGTTCATCGTATTTTTTATTTTTATAGTTCGTATATTCCTTGTGTGATATATTTAAGCACTATCGCCTGTTCTTCTTCCGTAAGGTTGCGGGGATAGATTATCAGATAGCGGTAATCTATTTTCATATTTTCTAATATATTACCCTTAAACCCGGATAAATTATAATAGGTGCTGTTCTCCGGTGACAATAACTGATCTAATTTCTGGATGTTATATGTTATCGTATAATTTTTTAATAGATTGATATCCGGATTGCCGGTTAAAGCTAATGGATAATATGCTATGAAATCTCCTGTATTGCTCGGGGCTAACCTTGATAATGCATCTGTTGTATAATTATCCGATCGTAAATAACTGAAATATTTAGTACCTGTTTCATTGACTTTGCCGGATAAAAAGATACTTGTTTCTGCTGTTATTGCAGGATTGAACGATTCAAGCGGTAATCTGCCGGTGTCATCTACTCCGTCAAGGTGTAATGCGCCCTGAAAGAATCCGGATTCTGCACTATGGGCAATATTGAAAAGCGGTATATCATTGCCGTTTCCTGATTGGTCTTTAAATGTATTATCTCCTATTGTTTGTTTTCCGGATATATATACGGCTAATGGATCAGCGGGCAACGTCAGTTTTTCTCCTACTGCTATTCGGGCGGTCATATAGGGCAATACGGTTTCCTGATTGGTAGTTACCGTAACTTCTCCGGAAAATGTTTTCGGGGATTCAAAGTCTAATTCGGTTTCTATCGGTTCTGCTAATACACCTATAATATCGAAAGTACCGATATATGCTGCACATTCCTCAATAGTTTCATATATTTTATCAGTAGTAACACGTATACTCTTAGGATCGCTATATAAACCTACACTATTTTTTACTCCACCTATACCTGAACTTGCAACAAATTTATTTGATACAAGCAAATTCCCATATCTCCCATTTTCTAAATTTAATTTATAACCATAAATTGATGAATAAGAACACCAGCTATAATCGCCATTAAACTTATTTATAGCTTTTGATAAAGTTTCTGATCCTATCCGCTGTATCAGTTTCCATTTTCCGATACTATTATCAAATACAAGTTCGTCCGATACTGTTCCGATAGACCTTAATTTAATATCTCCAAAATTTATCTGTTGTGTTTCCGTGCCGTTACTGATTGTCAGTATCAACGGGGTATCTCCTACTGAATTTATCGGTATCGGATTCGCAGGGGTCGGTGTACCGTCTTGGATTGATTTGCCGTAAACGGTGAGTTCTTCGAATATTCCGGGTAAAGAGTTGTAAACCGTGAAGCCATTTTCTCCGCTGGCCGTAGTTTCTTCGGCCTTGCCGTCTATATTTTCACCGTTATATTGACACGAGGCCTTATAGTTATGCTTTATTTCTTCTTCGGTCAATATCTTATCATATAATAATACATCATGACATCTCTGTTTTAAACAATAAATAGAAGCATTTAAAATTGTACTGATATTAAAATTTCTATTGAAATATTCTGTATTTATTGACCTTGATATGACGATATTATTTACATCTGTCGAACCGTTTATATTAAAACCTATCGATTTTACATCCTTACCGTTTAAATAAACTTGTTCGTAGTTTGATTTAGCCGAAACTTGATTTCTTTGTATTGCGAAATAATATTCCGTAACGATTCCGCCATTCCACTTGTTGTCTGTTTCTGTCGTTGACTGAGTCGCTGAGAATACAAACATCTGGGTCTTGACTCCGCTTTTAAAGTTCTTATCGGTCGGTAACATACTATAATCGTCTACCCCGTCATATTGGATATATCCGTCTCCGTAACCCGATTCCGGCGTATATGCGAAGTTTTTATTTTCAAGGTCGTTCCCGTTGCCGGATAGATCCGGAAGAATGTTTTTATTCTCATCCGTGTTGCTTCGTCCTCGACCGGTATAGTAACCGATCAACCCCTCCCGGATATAGTCTAATGCTTTCGATACCTGACATTGGGCTACCATGCGAGGCTTGACGTCGGCCGCATTGCTGGCAAAATAGGTCTGTTCGTCATAGGTCGTTATTACCGGTAAGTCAAGCGGATATTCTGCCGGTTCTGCTAATTGATAGCTTACATAGACTTCATTTTCGCCCAACCACGCTGTTATTTCTTCTTTTGTCATATTAACCGTTGTAGGATAACGGAATATTCCCAGATAAGGAGAATTGTTATTAAGATTGATTGTTCCGACTCCGTTATTACCTTGTACGAAATGTGTGCTTAATAATCCGTTTGGGGTACTTCCGTTAATCGGTGCTTTTGTCGGATAGAAATAACAGTCGCAAAAACCTAAATCAGTATGATTACTTACTCCTGTGCAGGAGATTATACGGTCATTCTGTATCCGCTGTATCAGTTTCCATTCTTTCCCGTTATACACTACTTCATCGTATATACCGTTCACAGATCGAAGTATGCCGTCATGTCCCGCCTTTTTCATTGCTTCTTTGATGTTCAACAACTGGTAATCGCTTCCTGCTTTATCCGGCATGACTGACAAAAACAGCCCGGTGTCTCCTACCGATCGCATAGGTACGGGATTCTCCGGAGTCGGTGTGCCGATCTGTTCCGTAAGCCCATGTATCGATAGGGACAACAGTTTATCGTCTCCCGGTTTCGTGTTCCAGATCGGAAAAGCTTTTCCGGATGCAAAAACTGTATAGATATCAGATTCATTTTTTTTAGTAGATAAATCAATATCTGCTAAAGATAAATCTGCCATATTTAGATTAAATACATCTAACATTGCAATGCCGAAATATTATTTGGTTCTGTAGATGAAATAATACGTAAGCTTTGGTTTACAACTCCGTTTATGACATTAAACACGATTGTAGTACCTGTTAAAGTAAAATCGGGAATATCTACCCAGTCTTCTTTATTTATGCTTTTTTGAACGGTGATCGTATTTTCAACGGAACTCTTTACCATTATTGCTAAGCTCTTGCCCCAAAAAGGTATAGGCTCGGATATGTATTTCCCTTCTTTAAGTTGCCATGTAAATTCATTCTTGTTATCCATAGCTTTACAATGATTTTAGTTTTTTATATGTTTGGAAACTTGGTATGTCTGCGAATCCTGCTTTATTCATGTTATCGAGGATATTGTTTATAAAGCTGATTTCTTCAATAGACATATCAAACTCCCTATTCGTATCGATGCTTGTATTCCATGTTATTTTATTGTCATACACAGTATATCCGTAAGATTCTTTCTCTTCTTCGGATATACTGATCTTTTCTATTAATATCATGGCTTCAGCCGGTTTTTGATCCGGCATATTCTGTATCAGAATTATTCTGTCTTTTATATCGAGTGTTATTTTCATACTGTTTTTGCCATTATATAAAAGTTTCCGTTACCTGCACTTTGAGCGTATAATTGCACATTATATATCGCATTTTCATTCCCTATGTCTCTAAGGTTAAACAGCCTTACTCTTCCTGTCGCCTCCAGAGCTATATCGTCTTTCGGATTGGCAGTTTCAATCACTATTCCTTTTACAGTTCCGATTCCACCTGTTTTTTCTACTTTACAATATATGCCGTTAAAACCTTGAGATTCTTTTAGAATCATACTTATGCCGTTTGCTAACGGATTTATACTATCCGGTTCAGCATTTATTTCTAAAAATGTTCTTCCTGTTCCGGCTAAGTTTACCCCAGCATTTACTGATACCATTCCAAGAGCTTCCATATTTATAAAGGTTACACCTGCTCCTGCCAATGCTGTGTGATAAGTTCTTACAACTGGTGTATTATAGTCATTAGGATCTTCATGTTCAGAATAGGATGCCGTAAGATTGTTATTAGAAATTTCAAACGGACCTATCTCTCCGCTTTGTGCATCAATATCCTCAAATACTCCATGTTTCGATGTCAATATTCCGTTTTTGTCTATAATCGTGTTATTGTTTACATTAAGAGTGCTTGTTTTTATCACGTCTGCTATTACATCCCCAGAAATAATATCGGCCCTTAGCACCGGCTTATTATTCACTACCTCAAAAACAGCTACATCTACTTTAGAGCCATTGGAAAGAATTGCCTCTACCTTTGTTTTATCCGAAGCCGAAAGAGTGATAGTCCCTGCCTTAATATCTATACCGGCTTCTTTCAGTTGTTCTGTTCCGGCTTTATCTTCCGGAGCAGGACTCCAATCCGTAGGTTTATTCCCGATTTCTATTTTTATTTTTTCTATCGTAAAATCCCCGATCGACTGATAACCGGTGATAAGCATATCCGTAATCGAAACAGCCGAAATTTCTTTATCTTTTATTTGAGAAGTTCTATAATGCCTTTTATATTCCAGATTATTGGGATTCAGAGACAAACTGTTTCTACTTAAACCTATCCACTGCTGTTCTCCGTCAGTATAGTCAATGCGCATATCAATAGCATAATTATAATAATCTGTTCCGGGAACTCCGTTCGTCAATCCCATAAAAGCGCTTATCGTAACCTCTTTTCCCCTGATTTCGTTAATAAAATCCGGGCTTACCGAATATGGCTTTGAAATATTTGCCGTTGTTTTTACAGCCGTATTTTCGGAATTCAGTACATAATTGCGTCCACCTATTTCTATCTCTTTCACGGCAAGGGTAATATTCTCATTCGTCTGGCTTATCTCGCTTTCTACATAAGATTGCTGAGCATATCCACTTGCTTTACTCCAGTCGAGTTGATTGAATGTTTGCCCGGATATTTTAGGGTTTATACAGGTTAGTATCTCATTTTTATAAGCTCCTATGGTAGCATTTACCCATAAATCGCCTTTATCATAGGGCGGATAGGGTTGTGTGGTAAAAGTTCTTTTTTTCCCGTCTGCCGTTTCTTGAGCTTTTGACGCAGCTTGCAAAGCTTTAACCGCATCAGAGTCCGCAATAGGATTCCAGTAAAAGTCCCCTGATTGAGAGGTGTTTTCTATCCATCTCCATGCTTTACCGGCATCCGGTGTAGTTTCTTCGTCAACGTATTGCTGTGTATTGTAGAACACGTCTCCTTCATGCTGTCTTTTAGTCTCTTCATCTTCCCAAGTATTGGCCGGATAATTTGTGTTAGTAGGAGTGTAGGCATAGAACCAAGTGTCTATTACCCCATCAATCTGGTTTTGAAGATACTCTTTTGTAGATTCTAAGTAAGCATTAAGCGATCCTATTTCGTCCTCTATATTCCGGTTCGTATTTTTAGAAATAAAATCACCCGTAAATTTGTTTCCGGCAGGGGATATCACACTGACATCCTTTCCGGTAAAGGTAAATTCATCTCCTTGCCCTACGCCTTTATACTGTACTATTTCGGGCGTGCCGAAACTTCTTAGTATGATAACGTTCTGACGATCTGTATCTGATATGTGTCCGCATTGTACAATGTAATCTCCGATCTCAGGAACTCCGGTAAATACCGTATCTTTTATCGTATTGGATAGTGTGATATAGTCGCTTCCTGTATCTGTTACAAGCATCCAATAATATTTGGTTTCTGTACCCGAAAATACCTGACACATTGCTTTGTCGCCAACTTCGAAACCATTTACAGCTTTTCCGTCTCCGGTATCGAAAAAGCATTTGTATGCGGTAATGGCATCTCCCGATCTGATTTCTTCTACAGAAGACACGGTTATAGCTGCCAAAGATAATATTTGTGCTCCGGCAACATGACTTATCCGCTCATTTACGATTTCATGAAATAAGGCCGTCTTTCGTACATTGATTTTGTCAATCTCCATTATCGAGTTTCCTGCCGTATCATATCCTATATGCCAACCCGTTTGGGAGGATATAAGCGCAGAGTCCCGCAATCCGTTTTTGAATATCTGTTCTTTCTGGAAAGTTATACTTCCTGCGGCTATGTCGTTATTTATTTTAGAAATGAAATACCGGCTTCCGTAAGAGGCTATCTGAGATTTTATCTGATCCATTGTAACCTCTGATACGTTAGATGCTATTTCACTGACGGCATTTTGTATCTTCTCGATAGAGGACGTTACCTGTTCATTGTTCAGTGTCACTTCATAAGAAGGGATAATAGAATCTCCCTCTTTTATCGTAAGGGAACTAATGATGATGCTTGCGTCTATCCCGAGATCGGTATCTTCGAAATTAAGTATATCGCCTTCTTTAACGGATGCCGATATTTCAGGATGATCCGCCATGAATTTGCTGTCTATGGTCGGGGAATAGGTATATTTGGTAATATCGTTTTCACCAAGGTATTTAATGGCCGCTTCTTCCAGCTTTTCCGAAGCGGCTTTTATATACACATCCGGCATCGATATTCCTGTAAGTATGAACTTGTCTCCCGGCTTTATCTGCCAGTCGGAATTAGGAAAGGCCATTCCGATATTATCATCGGTGTCTCTATTGCAGGTAAGTTTATATCTCGTATATCCTAACGAGGTATCTTGCTCTACATTCGTTATGGTGAAACTTCTTGATTCGCACGCTCCCGAATTCATGGATATTTCCATTTCTTCTCCTACGATAGCGTATTTATATTGAGTTCCGGCTTCTGTAGTTTCCTTTTCGGCAAGATTAAATCCCATATCTTTTAGATATACAGCAAAATCTCCTTTAAGCTCTCCTTCTCCTTCCAAAGGGATGTCGCCGTTGTCTTCCGGATTTTCCGCAGATAGTATTTCATTCAGATTGCCGTTGTCTCCTTCAGGTAAACTGACCGTAATTCCTGCTGCTTCCAGATAGTCTTTGGTCATGAACTGGATAGAAGGGTATATCTCTTCTTGATCTCCGCTTCCGTCAAAATATACTGTTCCTTCACGTATGCCATACAGGGAGATATTGTCCGAGTCGATATAGGCGTCACCTCCGTTTTCAAGGAAACCGGGCAATACAAGGTTAGGTACGTACATGCTTTCGGGAATATAGTTTGTTCCGTCCGGTTTCTTCTGATTTTGGTAATAACGTGACGGAATGTTCCGGCTGCTTCCGTAAGCCCTTAACCGGGTTATGATTTTGCTGTCTTGATTGGTTGTCTGTTTTATGTCATACAGACCTTTGCCTTTCCCGTAACCGAATACAGCTCCTACGGCATAGCCCGAAGTTCCGATAGTGACAGACCTTCCTCTCACAACGAAATTCGCCTTGAAATCGCTGTGCGCCTTTGTCAGAGCCTCCCAGCAATTATTCGCACTTACTGAAATGTTTTTTGTCCCGGAAACAAAAGATTCATCTACCGTTATCGTCCATTTCTTTTCTCCGGTGTATATCCTGTCGAGATTTACTTGAATTCTTTCGGCAAGATCTTTTACCGTTCCATAGAAAGAGAAATTCGGAAGCCCTGAGAAATGTATTTTGTTATCTGAAGAAACATAGTCCAGAAAATCGCATCGGGTCAGTTCATCCGCCATTGAATTAAGTTTCACTCCTTCATAAACGAAGGCTTCTCCATAACTTCCTTTACCTGCTTGTTTCTTTTTTGCCGGGACATAGTTCAATTCGAATCTTTCTCCCCGGTATTCTGCATAATCGCCTATCTCGAAAGGGATAGGGGCAGGGGACGATATATCTGCCGTGATGTAGGATTCGCCCATGAAAGTACCGTTGTAAGTGAATTTATACACATTACAACGTATCTGTGTACCACTGTTATTTTTTATACTTATCATTTTGTCAATTCAACTTCTGTTATTGGGTCATATACGGTGAAATTCAGCTTGAAAATGATAATATCATTTTCTCCGTCTCTGCGGTACAGAGAATCTTCGTCATATTTTTTATATACGACATTCTGCCTTCCTATTTTTGTATAGCTATCATACAGTATGTTCGCTCCTCCGGTGCAGAGAAATTCTATAAATTCTTTTATTTGGGTATTCCCTGTCCCGTGCTCTCCGATAAATAGAAATTCTATATCTATATCATATTCTTTGAACGTCAGGGTATCGGGGACATATACATCTTTACCGTTCTGGTCTTTCCAGTCGGTAGCGGGCAAATCTTTGATCTCCGGTTTCAGGATGAACGGGACGCTTTTCACCAAACAGTTCCATTCGTTCGAATCCCGTACGACCAATGAATTTTTTGTCTTGGCGATAAGTAAAGGCTTGTATTTTTCTATTTCTACCATAGCATCAAATAAAAAAGTCCGCTACCTCGATATGATCGAGAATAACGGACTTCGTGAGTCTAAAAAAATATGAAAACTTAATTTCTTGTCATAATGCAAATATATGATTATTTCGATAAAATACAAAATAACTTACATAATAATTATGTAAAAATCTACATTTGTTTATTTTTGGGAGTCAGCGGGAACTTTATGCATTCCTTTTTTTTATTTTCGGAACGCTCCATTTTCACATACAAGTCCAATATGTTGCGGTTCATTATCTGCATCTGCTTGTCCAACGATATTATGTACATCATCAGGTCTTCGTAGTTATGTCTTTCTTCCATGCTTCTTTCCTCCATTATGCTAATTTCATCATTTTCCCATCGCTTTTCTCTCCGTTTAACAGACGGTTAAGAAATTCGAGTCCTTTCTGTGTAACGAGTACTTTTATTACCGTAAAGCCGGGATGATCTTTTCTTTCGATGAACTGTTCTCTCAGCTCGAAATATCCCGATTCGATATATTGCTGTTTGGGTTCGTTACGGTTCTTGAAGAATATTCCTGTTTTACGCAATTCCTCGAAGAGCTTGTTTCTTCCGAAAGGCAGTTTCAGGAGTTTAGCCGCTTGTCCGACATCGATCTTTCCGCCCGTGTCTATGATCTTGTCTACGAAACTGGCTTTGGGGAGGAGACGGGAGTTTTCGGATAACAGCCTTGCTTTCTCTTCTCGTTCGTTCTTTAACTGTGTGGCAAGGCTGATAATCAAATCCGGATTGTTGATTATCTGCTCTAAGGTCGGCTGTGTGGCAGTAATGCCGTGAGTTAGTAACTCTTTGATACGGTCGTTACACCATAAATAAAAGTCGGGAGATAACCACTGTGCAAATATAAGAGCTAAATCTTCATGTAGCCATGTACCTTGATTTCTACCTCCTTGATTTACAATGACTAACTCCGTTGCGGAAATTCCCGTTTTGACTGATAATGAACAAATTAGCTCGTTGGTAGATTTTGAAGAAAGAAAGTCATTTGTGCGCTTTCCGAATGGTTTAGCCATTTCGGTAGCATTAATCATAACACTATCCCCTTTTTGAAAGGTAATAGGACTTCCGTTGTACTGGAAGATTTGATTTTGAGAATTATCGGACATTACAATAATAAATAAAAAAAGTGCTACCGCCTGTCCCGTTGTCCAACACATTCTCAAATGCTGTGAGTACATTAATACTTCACACGGGGGTACGATAGCACCTAAATATTTTAAGTGAGGTCATAAAAATAACCTGCACGATGTATGCAAGTTCACGACCTGCATTTGAGAATATGAATGTTAGACGCTGCAAAGGAAAGCATAATTTTGGGGATGGCAAAACTTTTCGGAGTGTTTCTTAACATAAATGCTTTTTTCAATATATGAAAGATTGTATAGAAAAAAATTATGGTTAATATTGACAATGAACGAAAAGACAATATTAGAGTGCGCCGGAAGTGTTTTAGAAAAAATCAAACTAATTTTAATTTTTATTAATATATGGGGGGGGGTAAAATTGCTTCTTTGTAAATTACTATTTATATTTGCAGCAACATTTTAATTTTAAATATTTATATTATGAAAAAGATTTTATTTGGAGTTGTCCTTGCTCTCTCTATGAGTTCATGCGCTTCTATTTTTACACCTGCGAAACAAACAATAACATTTGCGGGAATGGAAGGCACTAAAATTTATGATAACGGGAAAAAAATTGCCACAATAGATGAAAGTGGACAAGCTACAGCGAGAGTGAGAAAGAAATTGTCTTCAAAGGAACTTGTTGCTAAAAAGGAAGGTTATAGACCTACTCCATTTTTACTTGAAGCAAGATTTAACCCGGTTTCCTGCATAAATCTATTAAATGTGCTTGCGTGGGGTATAGACCTTGGCACTCAAAAGGCTTGCAAATGGGATAACACGTATATTGAAATTGAAATGGAAGAAAAATAATATTTGACTGTACAAATAAAACGCTATAATATTTTTATACGCATAACAAAAAAAAGTGCGCCTACTACGAGCTGCGAAACAACCATAAGGATTATTTTTGGAGGCGTTTCCGTATCTCCAATCGGTAGGCGCAATATTTAATATCACTATTAATATGTCTTGACAAAAAAATAACTCCAACGGAGTCCGTAAGAGTTTGCCGCCCTTACAGTTGTTTCGCACCTCAAAGGTATAAATAAATATTGAAATGATAAAGAAAAATGTGTAATAGTTTTTTATATTGTACCTAATTAGTTACATTTGCCACATAAAGGTGTAAAGATATGGAAATGCTTAAATGTTTACAAAAGATTGACTCGGTTGTGCTTTCTGATTATATTTTAAAGCATTACGGCCCAATGTCGCATTTAAAATTGCAGAAGTTGCTTTTTTATTGTGATGCGTATTGTCTTGCTTATTTTGATGAAGAACTTATAACTGACGAATTTGAGGCTTGGGTACACGGACCGGTCAGTCGTAAAGTCTACAATAGCTTGAAAGACAAGTCTGTTTTATATAGCGATCTTACCTATTCGGCCAAAGAAGGCGAAGATGTTGATGCAGAATTTAAGAAACTTACGCAAGATCAGCAAGACTTGATTTCAGATATATTGAAAGATCTGTCTAAATGGACAGGAATGGAACTGGAAGTTTCCACCCATAAGGAAAAGCCTTGGATGGAAGCCCGTAAAGGATATTCCGAAGCAGATAAATGCAATAAGTTGATTTCTAAAGAAACTACACGATTATTCTATAAAGCAGAGATTAATGGCAGGATATAAAAATAAACAAAAGCCTACATTTTTCACTAAATGCAAATCAAGTGTAAAAGATGCTGACCGTAATGCTAATTTCAAGTTATCTTTCCAATATCTTGACACTTCTCAAAAGTATGCTTCTTCTTTCAAGGATTGGCAGAAAGTAGGCTTGTTAAGTCATGCCATGGAAACTTTATGTGGTTATTGCTGTTCTCCGCTTATGAAACAGGTTGATGGAGATAAGTTTACGATATATGGCTCTTTTCCACCTAAAGAGAAAACTAAATTTGAATATCCTAAACATGTTCCAGAAGATGCTAATTGGGCAAGAATACATATAAATGGATCTTCTGTGGTTATTGGACACATTGTAAATGATACATTTTATGTGGTTTTCTTAGATAAGACACATAAATTTTGGCTTACCAAACGAGAAACCGGGAAATAAGTTCCCTTAATGGTAGCTTTTTTTTATTTTTATAAAACGCATAAAAACAATGAAATAATTTTTATAATTATTTTGTAAATTGTTTTATGATATAATTTTTTGAGAATCTAATTGATAAAATAATATTAATGTATGATTTTATCTCGGATTGGTATATAAATGTTTTTATATTTGTAAAAAGAGTTACTATACAGGATTTATGATGAGAGGATCTAAAATTTACTCGATATGAAAAAGGTATTGTTCATTTGCGGATTTTTGATGCTTGTAATGTCGTCTTTCTCACAAAAGGAAGTAGAGTTTTTCTTACAATCAAACGGGAGTTTTCTTACAGCAGACGGTTCGGATTATGTTGTAGTTCCGTTTGAGGGGAAAACGGCAAGTGAACTCTATTCTATGGTAAAGTCCAATGCCATGTCTTTTTATAGAGACCCTAAAGAAGTGATGAGTGAAGATGAGAATGTTGCAATTAAAATATGCGCATTAAAAAACCTTGATTGGGGAATCGATATCCTTTCTAATTATGATTATTATGGATATTATAATTTTTTGTTTCAATTTAAAGACGGGAAAATAAGAATCGATGCACCTTCCATTAGTAAAGAAGTATATAATAGAATCGGTAAGAGCTATGATTCATTTTATTATTATGTTAGAAAATTATTTACAAGGAAAGGGGCTGTTAAACAAAGAAAATTAAAGCATAAACTTAGGATTGAAGACAGTATTAATTATCCGATTAACTATTTGTTAGGTTTTTATCAAAAGAACACAGATAAAGATAATAATTGGTAATCGTGTATATTTGACCACGAAAAATATATCATAAGATATTATTTTTTTAAGAAGTGTTTTTAAAAGATGTGTGTATTTATATTGTGTTGATTTAAGGTATATTACTGTTATTTTAAGCAAAAGTGTAAGTATAAATATTTTATTTGTTTTAAAATAATGTCTGAAATGTTTTTTTAATTCGGATTTTATAGTTACTTTTATTAACGGAAAGACATAAAAGTGTAAAACTTCAGAGTGTGGTTCTGGGGTGAAGGTATTGAAACCTCCATTCCAAAAGCACTCAAAGAGTTGATGCTTTTATGTCTTTCTATTTATTCCAGAACCGGGAATGGAGGTTTCTTTTTTGTTCAATGTTAATCTTAAAGCAAATGGAAAACTCCGATCTTGAAAACGAGTTGGTAAAATACCAGCCGGATATGATTAAATATGCCGTGTATCTTACTAATGATTACGAGTATGCATTAGATATCGTGCAAGACGTAAATTATCAGATACTTAAAAATAGAGACAAATTCGAGTCTCGGCAATATTCTCTAAAAATGTCTTTTATATTTATAAGAAACCGTTTTATCTCTTTGACGAGAAAGAGCAAAGTTTTATATAAAGAACAAGAAACTCTGTGTAATGTTCAGGTTGAAAACAATACTATTCTCTATGATTATAGCTACATTTTAAATTTAATAGACAAAATGGACATTCCTACTCGTGCATTAATAGGGCTGTTGATTCAAGGGAAAAGCTATAAAGAGATAGGGAATATTCTAAATATGAAGGAAGGCACGGTTAAAAGCAGAATCCATAATGTCAGAAAAAAGATTAAAAACTTATTGCCGGAATATTTTTAATTGTTAACCGGATAATACTACAATATATGGTTAAAGGTTATAGGCAAGATGATAAACTGTTAAATATAAGAGTTATATAAGTTGTTTTATTATAAACCTGTTGATATTGTCACAAATATGATTACTTTTGTGAACTGATTAACAAAATATGTATTTGTATAATAACTTCCATATTAAATAAGTTGTTATATTTGTGATTATAGTAAATAAATGAATAACTAATGAAGAGTATGGGAAATAATAAGTTCGGGTATGAAGTATCAAAAATTAGTGATACTGAGTACGTCCTTTCTAATGCAATTACAGGAGATTCTATTCGAATTGAAGATGTTCCTATATATCATAATTTAATTCCTAAGAGCCCTTTTTTGTCAGGAATTGGAAGTGCGATGAATATACCCGGAAACTATTTTTCTTTTTCAAAATCTATATTAGAGAATAATGATTCAAAAGCTATGGCTTCTGATTGGAAAGCTGTTGGATTATCATTTTTAGATGCTTTTTCCAAATTTAGTATAGATAAAAAAGATAAATAGTATGAAAAATAAAGAAAATGAACAAATGACTTCTGATAGAGAAGTTTCATCTGATAATAAAGAAAATGAATCTGTAAGAGAGTGTGAAAAAAATAATCTTGATGTTCCTATTGATGTTTCTGAAATAATTGATTCGTTACCGGAGGATAAAAAATCCGTAATTGTTAAGGCTATTTGTGCAATTAAACAGTCTTCGTTCAGAGGTCCAATTCCACCTCCTGAAATATTGGTAGGATATGAAAAGACTCTGCCGGGTGCTTCAGAAAGAATTTTTAAAATGGTAGAGGAACAACAAAATCATCGGATGTTTATTGAAAAATATATTGTCAATAGTCAGATCAGACAAAGCTCAAGAGGTCAATGGATTGGAGCAACTCTTGCTATTTTATTTGGTGCTTTATCTGGGTTATTGGGATATTTAGGACATGATTGGCTTGCCGGTATTATAGGTGTGACTACTATTATAGGATTAGCCACAATATTTGTATTAAATAAGTCACCAGAATCATCTAATAATAAAGGCGAAAAATAATTCTATATTCATAAGAACCGCATTCAAATATTTTTTAATATGAATGCGGTTCTTATATGAATAGTTATCTGATTCTTACATTCCCAGAATATTCTACAATTCCGCCTTTTCTGTAAACATATACTTTGGCATTTTCGGAACATTCGACTTTTAGTTTTGTGTTGTCATACGTAGAGATAAAAACTTTGGAATACCCCGAAGCCTTTACGATCAAATCTGAATCATGTCTTAAGTAGATGCGTCCAACACTGAAATTATCAAAAGAAGCAACCCCTTTGCATTTACCATTATATACGGCAATTCTTACATTTTTGTCATGAATCTCTTCAGATACATGAATGCCGTGTTTTTGCATTACTCCGTCAAAGTTCTTTTTCATGTAGTCATTGTTCGGATAGGAATGTTTGATGCAGAAATCTATCCCGAGAATATACATTCTGCATAATTCATCTTTTGTTTTCTCTGTCCATTTTTCAGTCCATTCCGTACATAAGCCGAGATCAACGGCTTTTCCCTTAAGTTCTTTATTTAAAGTATTCATAAAATCGGTTCAAGGAAACCCACAAATCTTCAGTTTGTGGGAGGAATTGAACCACTATTCCTTCTTTGGTTAATAATTTTTCTTTCAAACATTTGAATATTCAAATGTTTTTTCTATCTATATTTGCAGCATGAAATTGACGTTGAAAATAAAGCTTATCCCGTCCGACGAACAGCATCGGATTCTTCTTGATACTATCAAGGAGGCTAACACCGCGTGCAATCAGATTTCTGATGTTGCATGGCGGAATAAGACTTTCAACCAATTCAAGCTGCATCACCTTTGCTACAATGACATACGTGAGCAATTTAACCTTTCCGCTCAGGTAGTTGTACGCTGCATAAGCAAGGTGGCGGACGCTTACAAACTTGACAGGAAAAAGCAACGTATATTCAGGGAATACGGAAGCATCAGCTATGACAGCAGGGTGCTTTCCTACTCCGATACATACGTTTCCATCTGGACTGTAAGCAAAAGACAGAAGATGCCGTTTGTCTGCCATAACACCAATTATCTCCCTTATATCAAAGGGGAAGCTGACCTTGTGTTCAAGAAAGGCAAGTTTTACCTTTTTCAGACGGTAGAAGTTCCCGAAGAGGATATGGAAGATGTCGAGGAGTTTATCGGTTGCGACTTCGGAATTACCGATATTGTATGTACTTCTGAGGGCAAATCCTATTCCTCTCAATCTCTCACCCAATACAGGGAAAAACAAAGAAAAATTCGTAGCTCTATTCAATCCAAAGGCACGAAAGGTCGCACTCACGAATGCAAACGTGGATGTGCCAAGCTCCTGAAACGGCTCAAAGGGAAAGAAAGAACTACCGCAACGATAATCAACCACACCATTTCCAAACAAATCGTAATGGAAGCCAAAGCCAAAGGGGTGGGCATTGCCATTGAGGATTTGAAAAACATCCGTGAAGAAATGAACGCCCAATGGCGGAACAAGACTTTTCGCCGTAGAAGCAATAACTGGAATTTCTACCAGTTGCGTTCTTTCCTTGAATACAAATGCAAAAGAGCAGGTGTAAAGATTGTCGTTGTTCCACACGCATATACTTCTCAGACTTGTTGCAAATGCCACCGTATCGGCACAAGAAGCAACAAGTCTTTCAAGTGCGAATATTGCGGAAGCGATATGGATGCGGACGTTAATGCCGCAAAGAATATCGCTCTGCTTGGGGCTGTCGTAAACCAGCCTGAAAAATCGGGTATGTGGTCTTGTAATTTGCATATCACTGCTTAGGCTTAAAGCCGATAAGTCTTTAGCTTATCGGTAGTTTACGACATTATATATTAAGTTTTATTCCGCTTCCGGGTGTCGTTGCCTGACGGAAACGTGTATTCATTTCGTTAACTCCTTGTAAAATCACATCACTGTTATTTGCCGATCTGAAAGTATTCGCCTCAATCCTTTTTATATCAGCTTGCATTAAGGCAATCTGATTAAATACGTTGGGATATTGCGTTAGAGCTTCCATATAGACCTTTATCATGTTTGTTCTTCTGATCTCTCCTTCTTCTGTTATTTTCCTTATTACCGAAACATCCGCACGAATGGCATTTGTGTAACTTGCAAGAAGATTACCGGTTTCTTCGGTAAGGCTTTGCGTGCTTTTGGTGATTCCTTCGGCTGTAGTTGAACCGGGAGTAATTCCTGCGCCTTCGGACATGGCATCCCATTTTTCTTGCATTTCGGGAAATTGTTCTTTAATAAATTTGCCAGTGTCTTTTAATGCATCAAGTTGCTCTTTTTGAGTTACTTCATTTAAACGGTCTATTTCAGCTTGATTTTGCGCTATCTCTTTTTGTATTTTTATATATTCTTGATATTCGGGTTGAGCTTGCATAAATTTTTCTCTATTCCCTTCAGAAACAATATCTAAACCTCTTCTTCTCCATTCGTCTTCAATATTTTTAATATCTACATTGGCTTTATTAATAGCAGCTTGACGTTCTATTCTTTTCGCACCGGAAATATCCACATCATTATCGAGTTTGTCAAACGCCTCTTGTATCATCGGTTCGATATATTTTACTGCAAACATATTTTTGACGATATTCAATATAATGTCATCTACAGTATTTCCCCAAGCTGTAGCTGCGTTTTCACCGTTCTTGAAAGCATTTACAATAGCATTGCTTAACTCGCTGGCCATGGAAGAAATCGAATCGAAAACCTTACTTCTTACATTTTCGGCTAATTCTAACATTTGATGATTTAATTCTATAATCTGTTGTTCATAATCAGCTATGGCTTCATCATCTTTGTTTTTCTTTTGGCGTTCGAGATCTAATTGTTTTGCCACTTCCATTTGTTGAGCAGCGAGATTACCGACAAGTTCTCCGGTCTTTTTAAATTTATCTTCCCCGTATGTCCGTTCGATTTCCCATTCAAGATTTTTATAGGCATTTTCAAGCTTCTTTACCTGAAGTGCCGATTTCTCAATTTGTCTGTCGAGCTTTTTATCATGAAATTCTGCAAAGGCTGCCGCAAGTTTTGCAGGAAGTGAAAGAGCTGATAATGCAGCTCCAACAAAATCTCCAGATGCTGCTTTTGAAGCTATATCGGTAAACATACCGATAGTTTTCGAAGCCATATCCCATTTGTCGGCTTGATCTTCGTTCCCGAATGCAGCAAAAGCATTGGAAATAGCGGACGTTAATTCTGATGCAGTAGTAATAGCTGATTTAAAAATTTCAATTAATTTTTCTGTCGAATTTTCTATATCATTAGTTGCTTCTACGACCTCATTTTGTGCTTTAGCTAATGACTTATATTTAGGGATCATGGTATTTGTAGTCTTATCTAACTCCCATGATTCTATAATCTGTCCTCCTCCTTTAATTATACTTACCTTTTCTTTGGCTTTTGCAAGGTCTTTGATGCCTTTAGAAAGAGCGTTGAACGGATTACGCTCTAAAACTTCTCTACGGAGATTCTCGATTACTTGACCGAGTTCTTTCATATTAACAAGATCCATTGATTTATCCGATTCCTTGAGCTGCTCGAAACTTTGGATAAGTCTTTTTATGGTACTGGTAGAAAGTCTGTCGAGGTCTTCAAAAGCAAGTACCCAATCTTCCGATTTCTTGAGTTGTTCAAATCTTTTGTCTGAAACTTCTTTGTTCTTTTGATTTTCAAGAGCGTTTATACCGGCTTGAGAAGTACCGATTTCTTTTGCCTTTTTTATAAGTTCATCATATTTTGTTATGACGTTCTGTATCTCCTGTTCATAAGTTTGATATTCGTTTAAGGCTTTGGCTACTTGAATTTTAGTCTGGTTTTTCATCTCTTCGGATTTCTTTATGATCGTGTCGAAGAGATTCTGTATTTCTTTGGGAAGCTCGCTCTTTTGTTCGTTAGTAAGTTTTAATATATCAAAAAAGTTAAGCCCCTCATATCCTGAAGAGTCAAGCATTTTTTCTAATTGAGCTTTCATGAAGTCCAAAATATCAAGACCTTGTACATCTGCATCAAATGCTATACTCCAAGACAAATCTTTACGTCCGGTCATTCCAAACAATTGTTCGTATAGATTGTATTGACTGACATATCGATCAATGTATTCTTGTATATTAAATAGTTCTTTACGTACATTTTTGGAAAACTCATCTATTTTTATATTCCTGAGCTCCTTATTCCAAGTTTCACGTACTTTTTTTGCGGCATCCGTATTGCGATTTTGAATTTTATTCAAGGAATCGGTAAGAGCGGTTTCGAGTCCGTTGTCTTTGAAATATTTTGTATCGACACTTTCAAATCCCGGAATAGATTTTACTCGATTCACCGCATTTTCTTCGGACATCACTTCCCTTAATTTTTTGTATTGGGAAATCGCCTCTTTTATCAGATTGAGCTGTGTCTTTAGATTTTCGGTTACAGCATCTTTCCCGGATGTCTTTTCAGTTGGCAATGCACCCAATAATCCAAGTCCTTTTATTAAAGAATCCTGATTACTTTTAAGACCTTTATATTGTCTTATAAAGGATTCGTTAATCTCCTTAGCTTGTTCATTAAGGATTGAAGGCAAACTTTCGGTATCAAAGTTGTAACCGGCATTTATAAGAATCGGTTTAATTTTGTTTATATCATCATTTACCTCTTTGAGTTTCTCTTGTAAAGTCTTTACGGCATCTTTCACATCCACCGAAGCTCTTATCTCTGCGGTGTATTTTTTACCGGTAATTTCATCTAATTCTTTTCTCCACCCTTCTAATGTCTCTTCAGGATCGGATTTCCCGTTAAATTCTATATTCCATTTGGTAAGAATAGTCTTCTGTCCATACTCGGTAAGATCAGAGAGACTTTTTACAAAGGATCTAATATATTCTTCGTTTTCCTTTGCATATACGTCTATGCCTTTTAAAGACAAGTTCTGTCTTATTGCTTCCCCTTTTTCTGCTAATTCTTTTTCTGCCTCTTTTTCTGCAATGTTTAAAAGTTCAAGGTTTTCTATATATTTTACTACCGCTTTTTCGTCATCTTCGGAAAATATTTTGTGGAAAAGAATTGAAGCCTTAGTGTTTTCCCTTTTTGAGTTATACAATATATCATATACTGACCTTACTTTATTCGCAAAGTTTTCGGCAGATGTCATGGCATTATCTATCTCTCTTTTTATATTTTCAGGGAACTTATATTCTCCGAAAATATTAGAAACATTTCCTGTCTTTGAAACTTTATCTAATTCTTCTCGTATCTTAGTATATGTCAATTCTAATTTAGCGGCAGATAGGCTTGTTTTGTTTTGCTGTTCTTCAAAATCTTTTAAATCATCTAATAGACTATCATCAAACCATCCTCCCGGCTCTTTTATTACATATTCTGCAAATTTTCTCGCATCCATTATAGCGTTGTATCTCTCCTGAACTTTTATGAGTTCTTCCAGATTATCCGCATGATCTTTTATGCTTTTTGCAACCTCGGGTTCTTTCTGTGATAATTCATTCAATAGCCGGGCTCTCTTTGCTGTAAGAGTATTACTTTGTTTCTGCTGCTCGTTGGCATCCTTGATATTTTTTGCTACATTTTGCTGTTCTTCATTGACTTTTTTAAGCTCCTCGAATATTTTATTTACGGAATCTTTTTGTTTGTTAAGTGTAGTAATATTTTCGAGCAATTCCCTATTCGCCCTGTTTAAGGAAGAAACGTATGAGTATATCGCTCCTACAATTGCCGTTATAGCCGACAAAGCAATACCCCACGGATTACTTTTAAGCAAGAAACTCTGTATTTTGAGTTTGGCATTGGTAAAGTCTAATTCTTTCCCAAATACTTTTTGTAATGCATTAGTGGTTATGATACTCGCTTTATAAACTCCATAAGACGCTATGATAGTTTTCAATATATCTGCAAATGCTTCCCAATGATTCATTAATGAAGTAAGAGCTTCTACACCGCCTTTAAGGATTCCGTCATTTGCTTTCCCTATATCCGAAAGCATGATTTGATAAGCATCGGTAAGGTTGGATAATTTCCCGGCAAGAGATTCTGATAATTTCTCTTGCATATTGTAGAACATTCCCCCTTCATCGGTCATCTCTTGAAATACATCCTTTACCATTTCAAAGGGAACTTGACGGGTAGAGATTTTGTCAAATACTTCAGATGCGGAAACAACTCGGTTTTCGAGTTCTCCGAATTTTTTTGCAAGTTCGTCCACTAAAGGAATACCCGCTTCGGTAAATTGCCGGAGTTCCTGACCTCTTAATACGGATGCGCTTCTCACTTGTCCGTATGCAAGGATAATACGGCTCATATCGACACCTAATCCGGCCGATACATCGGCAAGTCTCTTAGTCGTATCGTAAAGTTCGTTAATAGGAACTTGGAATGCCGATAGTTGCTTTGTATAGCTGGTGAGATCTTTGAATGTAAAAGGAGATATGACAGAGAGGTCTTTTATCTGTGCGAATATCCTGTCGGCAGAATCTGCGTCTCTCAATATCGCACGGAGAGCGATGTGCTGCTGTTCGAATTCTCCGGATACTTGTGCAAGATTCTTAACGAAACGTCCCACCTCATATATAGAGAAATATATCCCGGCTGCATTACTCAACTGATTAAGCAGATTCTTCTGTGAGAACATAGTTTTATTGGTAAGTCCGATAGCTCTTTCAAAACCGCTCTGGGATGCTGCTAATTTTTTTGATGCTGCTTCGGTTCGAAGTGTCTCGGTAGCTAATTTCTGCTGAGATAAAGCATGCCTGTCTGCACTTCTGGATGCAATTTCATTTACTCTTGCTAACCTTTCTTGTTCTAATGCTGCTTTAGCTGCTGCACCAGCGAGTCGGTCTGTTTCCAGAGCCATTAAAGCTGCGACACGTTTTGCTTTAGTCAGATTGTTATAGGATTTATTACTGGTCTTTATGAATTCTTTCTTATTTATAGATTCTATAGTTTTCCCTAAATCTATCGCTTCTTTTTTACTTTTATTAAGTATGTCAAGAAGATTTCCTCCTGCATTTAATTCATAATACAGAGTTCCCACTTTTACATTATTTGCCATCGTTTTGTTCTGATTTAGTGTTAAAAAAATCCGTAAGATTGATGTGTTTAAACTCCTGTTCCCATTTCTTAGCCAGCCTTGCTTCCATTTTCTTTACGGACTGAAGATTGAGAAGGGCGGCTTTGCTCATACCTTTACTTTCTTCACTCTCTTTCCTGCTATTATATGAAGTGCGGTTGACATCTAAAGTCATGAGTTGGATCTTGGCTATAGACAGCTTAAACCGATAGATATAAGCGTCTATAGCAACAAGTCCGAAAAGAAGTTTTAACGGGGCTATTGACCATGGGAACTTTTCTCCGAAAGCGTTTCGACTGCCGATAAAAGTTCTTGTCGGGAACGCCTTAACTCTTCCTCCGTCAGTGTCATGTTCGTTATTTTCGATTCCTTCGCGTATGCGGTAATTGCTAATAAGCCTACTGATGGTATTTTTTTTTTACCTTCCTCAATTATGCTTTCCAACTGACTGTAGTTATATCCTTTTATATAATACAGCCATCGCCAATAAAACGGATAGAAAAAAACTATCTTCAACCCGTTTAACAGGTATAATGCCGTCAGTTTGGATGCATACTTAGACAGTTTCTTGATACGTTCTTTTTCTTCTATTCCTGATTCGTTTTCTATTCCAGAAGAGAGATGAAGCATGGATATGCGTTCCATTGTGTACGGCTTTATCCATCCGATCTTTACCTTTTTGTTTGTGCCGGGAATAGTTATCTCGTCTTTCTTATTTAAATCTATGCTCAATAATAGCTCTTCATCTTGTCGGGTTATTTGATTTTCCATATTTACCTCTGATGTTAAATGATTGATGATTTTTTACGTGAATTATAAGTATTGGAGGCATCCGGAACGATACCTTTTGAAAGAACAGAAGACATTCCGGATGCGTTGCTAACACCAGAGGACGTTACTCCCCCTGCTTAAGAATGATAAGAGACGGAGCTTTATCTTTAGTCGCTGCAAGGACAGTTCCGTTGAACGTGATGCCGATAGGAGTAGTTTTCACATCTCCCCATGTAAATGTAGGGACAAGCTCTACATTGGTGAATATCAATGCTGTATTTCGACTTTCACTTTCGACGAACATTGTCACCTTTTTACGCTGACCGCTTATATCAAAGCCTTTCGCAGTTTTGTACTTGGTCGTTCCGTCTGATCCGGTTATACCGGCTGTAAGTGTAGGACTGGTGATATTGGCTGAAGAATAAAAATATTCGAACAGCGGGATTGCGGTGGAAGGGACTTTTCCTGTAATAGTGAACTCTCCTTTCTCGTAAGTCGTAGCGATAGTCTGGTCTCCCTGATCGATTTTTATCTCGGTCTTGGAATCTTCTGCTTGGTCGATACTTAAAGTACCGGATTCTGTGTAAATTTCATCGGCATTATCGAATGTCGTATCGGTAATGTCGTACGTTTGTTCAACCAGTTTGACACAGGCGCATCCTATAGATACGTCTTCAAGCATTGCTTTTGTTAATGTTGCTGCCATGTTTAATTAATTTTTTAGTTTAATAATTGTGTTTACTTGTATAGCTTCTACATAAAATCCGAATCCGTCACTTCCCAATGGGATCACATCATCAGGGATGAATATGTAGTTTAGATATTTTGCGAAACTTATTTTTTCCGCTTTTTTTATCATCTCAGAGAATTTGTCTCCGTTCTTCAAGCCGTTTGAAAGTTCCTTTACGAACATCTCGATTCGACAAGTACATCTTCCGAAAGCATTCCGGTCATTGATGCGGTTGCACACTACGACAACAAAATCTTTCATCGACTCGTTTACCTTTTTAGGCCGTATTCCGGTAAATACATTCTTGGATATTCCTGCCTTCAATACAGCTTCCTTAAGGCTTCTTTCTACTTCTGATGTATCGTAATTTGAATTGAACATTATTTCATCGGTTTAAAAAAGTGCAAAAACTCTCCTTCGAAATGATCTATGGATTCTGACAATACGTTTAATTCCCGTACGTTTTCGAGATAAGCCGAATATTCCGTACCTGTGGTGATTACTACTGAAAAGCCTTTCCCTTTGGGGCGATATGAACTCAAAAACTCGAAAGCGGTATCATCACCATATCCTCTATCAGTTTCTACTGTGGCATAATATTTACCCGGAAATCCGTCATAGGACATTCCGTTGAATTGATCTCCTTTGGAAAGTTTGGGCATGATAGCCGGTTTTTTATTACTGTTCCCGTATGAAACGAGAGAACCCTTATAATAAATACCATAAGAATAAGAGGTAACCGTATTCCCGGTGACATCGCTGAATTCTTTCCCTTCCGGGAGGTAGGTTTCTACCATGAACTTGCACAGTTCTTCGAGCTTTTCAAGCTGATACACATAGGAAATTTCCTGTACCTTCTTGATCCCTAAGTCGAATTGAGATTCAATGCTTTCCATATCAGTTATCGATTACGTTAAACCAGATATTAGCCCCCATGTTAAAAACTTTCGAATCTTTTACCGTTCCTGTAATGATTTCTCCGTTAATGCCGTTGGTAAATACAATCCGGTCGGTCTTCTTTATGATTTGAGAATGTTTCGGAAGAGCAAGCTTGTAGTCGGCCTTTATTACTTCAGCGTTGACATTCACATTTCCGTCTTTCGACCGCAGTCCGCATTCGCTTTCGAATATCTTGTCGAATATTTCATTATTTTGTTCGTCAAGTTCCGGTTCTCCATTCTCGGTTTTACGAGAACGGAATATTTCTAAGCGATGTGGAAATCTCGGATTGTTTACCATAGGTTTATGATTGTAACAGTGGATGTATATTTCGATTCTCCATATTGACGATAGATATTGGAAGCCTCTTTTCTCAATCCTTCTTTATCGGTAATAGAAAGTGTCTTGGCTTCGTCTTGATGCGACCAGCCTCCATCACTGTCTTTTGCCGCAGTAATATTAGAGGGCATTGTTCCTGCCCAGTAAAGGACATCTGCGTAAGCCAAGCGGAGTGTTCGTGAAGACAATTCAGAAACATCCTCACCTTTGGTTATCTTACGGTTTATGCGTATGCTGTTTAATGCGGAATCCGGAATATCAAAGGCCACTTGTCCTCTCAAATAGTCTTCAAAGCTGACATAGAAGACGGCCGTGATCTCCTTTAAGGCATCATCTCCGGCTTTAAATATATAAGGGTTTTCGGTTATCGTATTTTCACCGTCCCTAAAGCATTTAAACGAGTTGCTCTCGTCCGGTATGGCCGAAATGGAGACTTGCGCTCCGGTTTCGTATATGCCGTCGCCTGTTACCGAACCGTTTCCTTCTATGTCTACTTTTACTTCCATGATTATCCTATTGTCAGATAAAGCATATATTTAACTTTGTCCAATACCACAAGAGCCGTACATTCATATTCGATATACTGCGTGTTCGTTTCTGCATTGAACCATTGTTTAAGGATGGAACGTCCCCCGTCAAAGGTGGCTACCCGGGCATTTGGATCTACCACGATCGGCATTACGGATTTTATGTTTCCGATATTCCCTACAGGCATGAGCACCCATACGTTCGGTTCGAATGCCTTGATCTGCTTTCTCTCCACTTTACCTGATTGCTTGTCGAATTTCTCTACAGCCACAACATCTTCGTTTACGACAATAGGGCATCCGATCAGCCTTTCTAAGCCTGATTTTACCGCTTCATCAGTCAGGTTGGCCGCAATGTAGAAAGCATTGCTGTTTTGTGTCAGAGGGTACATACTCAGTGCAACCGCTGTACGTACCTTCGGATGTTGGATAGTTATCTGGAAAGTATCATATTCAACCTCATACTGGCAGTTGATAATTCCCATGTTCTTCAATTTTCTGACACGGTCTTTCAGGTCTTTTATAGGATCAGATTCCGAGCCCGGTGTCAAGCTGTTGGGCAATGTCCCGTCAGAGGACAGATTAGTAAACCATCGTTTGTTTCCTGTTAAGACGGTTTTATTTTCGGGATATTTATTTGTCCCCAAAGTAATCCCCTTAATTCCACCGGGATTATTTTCCAATGTAATCTGGAACTCTCTCTTAGAAACCATTTGATCCCGTTGATAGGTAAAGGCATTTCTTCCTCCTCCGATAAGCTTGTCCGAATGATCGAACAGAAGATCTCTCATCCGGGTAGATAGGTCTGTTGAGAACGATCCTGTTTTTTGGAATATGGCCATCTCTTCCCGGAGAATCTTTTCATTTATAGCATATCCGTGACGCATTCTGGGAATCTTTCCGGTAGAAAGCTCGAATCCTTGTGTGGATTTGTAAACGCCGGGAGAATCCACATCTACATAAGTAGGCATGGTATAAATATCGAAATCCGCCTCTAATTGGGTAAAGGAAAAATCAATCTGGATATCCGGATCCCAATCCACCCCTGAAATATTCAGTCTGTTGTATTTTTGAGCCAGATAGTCATCGAAAAAGGTCTGATAATCTCCAGTTCCAAGACCTCGAGCGATCAAGTCATAAAATTGTGCATCTCTTATGTCCATAATTATACTCCTTTCTCAAATTTGATTTGCGGTAACTTTTCTTTGAAGCACTCCGGAACAGGCTGTACACGATCTTCCCAAATAACTCCGTCGAATACGGACGATATAGTAGCGTACTCTGTTCCTTCATCGATATACACGTCATTTTCAGACATGCCCGTAGGTACGGCATACACTTTTGCGGATGCTCCGGCAGCCGTTGCTTTTACAAGAATTCCTCCGGCGGAAATTTCTCCGGGAGCTGCTGCAAATGTCAGAGTGTAGGTGATACCGTTTTGATCCGATGAGTCAGCTTCTATTTTATTCAGTTTTACGCCAGTACCGACGGCCGAAACTTTTTCCGGAGCGATCATGTAGAATTCTCCAACTTCCGGTTTCAGCATGTGTGGATAGATGATTACTTTAGCTGTAGTGGCTGATGTCAATACAGCCTCTTTGACTTCATAGGTCTTGACGATCTTTGCCGTTCCTCCTGCTGAAGGAAGACTGACAAGAGTTCCGGCAGGAATTACAGTGCCGACTGCGGGAACGGTTTCGAGTACTCCTCCTGAAGTCTCCTTGCCTTTTACCGATCTCCATGCCGGAAATGACCCGCCATAACGTTTTGAATAGTTTCCAAATGTGTTTCCGATCATAATTAATTGTTTTTGGGTTCTTGAATTCTTCCGGTCTCTACAAGGTGTTTCAGATATTTTTCTTTCTCAGCCTTTGTGTCGATTTTGCCGGTTGTACCATTTCCTGAAGGTGAAGCTCCCTTTCCGTACAGTTCCGAATACAAAGCATTGTACCGATCTTCCATTTTTGAGGCAAGGGTTTCTTTCGTATCGGAATCATCAACTTGAATCATGGATGCGGCAATCCGAATGACAGAATCATTCTCTGCACCTTTGCTTTTCACAATCTTTTGCGCCTCCGATTTCAATAATTCGATTTGAGCCTGCTTTTCCTTACTTTCGATTTTAGCCAATACAGCTTCCATCTTTTCTGTAAGGGATTGGATTTTCGATACGTTTTCCGGATCTTTCTTTTCGGCAGCTTGCCCATCAGGGGGATTAGATGCAGTCGGTTGTGGGGAATATTCCTTTTTGAAACGTTCCACTTGGTCGGACATATCATGGTTGTATTGTCCTTGAAGGGTTTTCAGGAATGAAACACTGTTCGATATGTGTGTATCGTCCACTGCTTCATGTCCTGCAATCATGTTATCTACAAATGCATCTAATGTTCTGTCGGAGAAATTGGTTTGTCCAAGTCCCGACTTGATCTTGGATAAGATTTCTTCTTTTTCCATTTACTGTGTTATTGGTTAAAAAAAAGTCCCTATCCACGAGAGGTCTTCTCGCAAATAGGGACTGTATCGTCCTAAAAAAATATATATTGTATTTTATTCTCCTATATCTACGGTAAATGTAGTTCTACATCTCCTGCAATACCGGATAATGTTCACACGTCCTTTTATGTCTGTCACGTCAAAGGCGATAGTGTTGCAAACAGGGCATCTTACATAATTATTCGAAGGTCTGAATGTACCCTCATATCCTTCTTTCCCAGATTCCGAGACTCTTTCCGTCTTTATTGTCATTTCAATGCCTCTATTTAATGCAAATATAAAACAAATAAAACAATTTGCAAAATAATTATGTAATTTGTTTTATTATTTATATATTTGCTTGCAGCAAACATTCTTAGGCACTTATTGCCCATATAATACTATCAATGATAGTGTTGTATGGGCTTTTGTTTTTTATGGAAGGACTCGAAGCTTATTTTGATAAAGATTTCTTAGAGGTGGGAGAAGAAGTTCTTACCTATGAATACATAGAATCCCTTCGGGAAGACGACAGCGACTACACTATCGTGGCTCAACGAGGCTCACAGGAATTATTCTTATCTACAGATGCGGATATTCTCATCTTCGGCGGAAAAAGAGGCGGCTCAAAGTCGTACTCTTTACTTTTGGAGACTCTATACGACATTGATAACCCTAATTTTTCGGGCTGTATATTGAGGAAAGAGAAAGAAGATTCCAGAAAAGCAGGAGGCCTTATCGATAAATCAGACCCAATATATAACCAGTTCGGAGTATATAACAGAGGTCAAAACGATATGACATGGAACTTCTCCGCCGGCGGGAGGCTTAAATTCGATTATTATTCAGATACATTCGAAGAGTTCAAGAAGCGTTTTCAGGGGCAAGAATTGGCATATATCGGTGTCGATGAGATCACGCACATGAGGTATGAATATTTCAAATACTTGCTTACCAGTAACCGTAACGCATACCATATAAAAAACAGGTTCGTGGGGACTTGCAATCCCGATCCGGATTCATGGGTGGCAGATTTCATAGACTGGTGGTTGGATAAAGACGGTTATCCTATCCCGGAAAGAAATGGAGTTGTAAGGTACTGCTTTATGCCCGGTGATGATATCAGCGACATATATTGGGGAAATACGAAGCAAGAGGTTTACGAAAAAGCCAAGCACCTTATCGACAGGAGGTGGAAGAAAGAGTATGAGATATTCGGTACTAAAGAAGACATGTTCATCAAGTCTGTAACTTTCATCGAAGGTAAACTGGAGGAAAATATAAAGCTGCTTAAATCTGACCCGAACTATCTTGCCAATCTTGCTAATCAAAGTGAAGAACAGGTATCGAGAGATCTTGACGGAAACTGGAAATTCAAGACGGCAGGGTTGGAACTGATAAGTTTCAACGATATGAATGCCATGTTTAACAACTCTTACCAGATAGGAAGTGCAAGATGTGTTACCTGTGACCCGGCTTATGACGGAGGAGATAAATGTGTTCTGTGGTATTGGGAAGGATTTCATGCAAAGGATTTACAGGTGATAACGCTCGATCCGCAACGTACGGAAGATTATATAAGGGAATTCTTGAAACTTCATAATGTATTGGAAGATAATTTTTGCTATGATCTTCCCGGAGTAGGACAAGTCTTAAGAAAAATGAAAAACGCAAGACCGTTCAGTCCTAAGGCCATGCCTACTGACGGGAGTAGGTCTAAGTTTGAAAACCTGAAGTCGGAATGTGCCTATAAATTTGTAGAAAGAATAAAAAACAGAGGGTATAGCATTGAGCCATCAATACTGGACATGAAATTTTCCGGAAAGGGATATAAAAATCTGACTGTACGGGAAATTCTGCTTAAAGAGAGAAAAGCTATAGCGAGGTGCGATAAAGATCTTGACAAGAACTGGAAATTGATATCAAAACCCGAGATGAAACAAATTGTCGGACATTCGCCTGACTTTGTGGAATCTCTTATTATTCGAGAATATTTTGAAATGGTAAAACCTAAAAAAAGAAGAGAAGGACTTTATTATTTATGATTACAGTCAGCGATATTTACAATACAAAACCGAGATTCTGGCGATTGCTTCCACCGTTGAATTGCCGGTCATGCAATCGGAGAGAAATTTTTCAAAGCGAATTTCTTTCAGAACTCGATCCGTCCGGGCATAAAATAAACGATCCGTCTTATTATAAGAATATCTTTAAAACAATAGAAAGGAAAGACGGCGCAGGAAATACGATATTGGACGAAGAAGGAAATCCTCAGAAAATAACCGTAGAAATCCCGATAGAGCGAGTTTCTATTCCCATGCAGCAAATTATACTTAAGAAACATGTAACCTTTATTTGCGGGAACAAAATAAAGTTCATAGACTTGAATTTGCAGCCAAGCGAGAAAGAAAGAATGCTGTCCGCATCTTTTCGGCAAGGTTGGGAAACGAATAATATGGGTACTGCCATATACAAGTTCGTGGAATCTGTAGAGGCAACAGGGGATGGGGCTTTCTGTTCTTTTATGAAAGACGGGAGAGCATCGTTTAAGGTCTTTTCTGCGCTCAATGGAGATGAACTTCATCCCATATATGATATGGAGGGGAATTTGAAGCTGTTCGGCCGAAGCTTTTTTGCTTATGACTATACAGCCCGAGACAATTCATTGTATATGGAGGTGTGGGATAATGAGTTTTTCTACCGCTTTAAGCTCGATACTGACGGCACGTATGACGGAGAGTACAGGTGGAACGATAAGGATAGTTTCCGTTCTGATTTTGTTTCTGAATCAGAATCTGCAGAATGGATATTGGAGAAGAGAGAAAAACACGGATATGACAGAATACCGATAGAATACTTGAAGAGAGATTCGGGTGCTTGCTGGAGTGCCGTACAGGACTTGATAGACAAACTGGAGATGGCTCTTTCCCAATTGTTCGAGAACAACAAATCGTATGCCTTCCGTATCATGGTTATAAAAGGAGCAGGAGGAGGCATTCAGATACAGGGCGATCTGACAGGTCAGGCTCGGGCTATTGTTTTCGATGATCAGGATTCAAGTGCCGAGTTTATGGATAAAGCGGATGCTTCTTCTTCCTTTGAGCTACAATTGAAAGAGACACTTAAATTTATCTTGATGGGGAGTTTCACGGTACTGCCTCCTGAAATCAAAGGCGGAGACATGCCCGGAGTGACTGTAAAGATACTTTATTCTCCAGCTATAGAGCAGGCCATAAACGATATAAACTTCTATAATGAAACTGTAGACGGGATTGTAGATCTGTTCAAGCAAGGATATGGCATAGAACAAAAAAATATCACAGGATATAAGAATCTTAAGATAAGAGGAGACATGAACGTGTATGTTCCTCAAAACGATACGGAAGTAATCAATAATATCAATCAGTCTTTATTGAATGGCTCTTTATCGGAAGAAACCGCTTTGCAAGAGAATCCTTTAAGCGCACCGGATGAAATGGATCGTAAGAGAAGGGAGAAAGAAGAAGATATAGAAGATGAAAGAAAGGAAATTATCAATAACGGTATGAATGACTATAATCTTGCCAAACAAAATAACCCGAACGTGTCATGAATATTCCGCAGTATGAAATAGAAAAGCGAAAAAACGAAGCAGAATCATATCTTAACAAGGTTGTCGATCTTGCTGTAGGAGCTTCTGAAGACATGAAAAAAACGATCAAGGAGTATTTCATGCAGATGATAGAAAGTTCCTTTAAATATCGGCAAATGAGACTTTCTTTCCGTTTTTCCGGAGATGCGGCTTTGGATGAAAAAATAAACTCGATATTATCCGGACTTAGAGAGAGTATATATAACATTATATATGATAAATCGATAAGGTCTTCGGAGATTGCCGAAGATAAAGAAAACGGCATTGTCGGAAAAGCTTTTATCTCATCTTTTCTTGCTTCCAAGATATATAATAAGACATTGAAAGAACGGATAAGTATATACGTCAACCAGCTTAAATATGAAGTTGAAGCTTATATTTCTGCCGGAATGTATAAAGGCTTTTCTAAAAACGAAATATGGAATCAGTGGATAAAGAACATTTCGAATCCTTACCGTTCTGTGCTTATGGTCGATTCTTTCAATACGAACTTTGAGGCTACGAGAATACAATCTAAAGGAATAAAGTATGGAAAGGGAAGAATGATAGGTGCTTTCGGAAACCTGAAAAGGTTGGAGCAAAATACCGTTTTTCAGTCTTACAACACTTCCTTGAATCATATCTGGGAGAAAGATACTCGTATCGTAGGATGGTTTACGGTAAGAGGATCTTCTTATCCTTGTTCGTATTGCGATATGCAGGCTTATACTTTCCATCCTAAAACAGAAAGTTTTTTACAATGGCATGCACGATGTGTATGTATTATGATACCCGTATATAAAGGAGAAATATGAAATATTCAAAATTCAGAAATAAAAAAGTGGAAAATGAGTACGGTAAGTTCGATAGCAAGAAAGAGTTCGAACGTTATCTGGTATTGTTAGACAAAGAGAGAATCGGTGAAATTTACGGATTGAAAAGACAAGTAGAATTTGAACTTATACCGCCTCAATATAAAACTGTACAGATTCAATTAAAGACAAAAGTAAAACAGATAAGAAAGTTATTGGAAAGAGGCGAACTATACAGAGCGGACTTTACATATACTCTTAAGGACGGAACATTTATAGTGGAGGATGTAAAGGCCAGCAAGTTTTTTCAAGATAAGGTTTACAGGGTAAAAAGGAAATTACTGCTCTATATACACGGAATAGAAATAAAAGAAGTTTATAACCCTAATCAAGATTAATTATGAGAATATTCGGATTTACTATTATTAAAACTTCGAGACTTACAGAGGTCATGACAGCGCTTGTTAATGCAAATTTAGAGAACAAGCGGTTGAAGAATAAGATTCACCGAAGGGATGCAAAAAGGGACTCTAAAGGAAGGTTTTCTAAATGACCCTACCTTATGAGGTAGGTAATCTTTTCCTTTAATTCTTTATACCGGGGATTGTTTTCCGCTTCTCCGGTTTCTTCATATCCGGAAAATTCCATTCCGTATATATCGGATAATTCTCTTACCAAGACATACGTAATGCCATCTCTACGATTCAGTATATGGGCAAAATAATCTTTTGAGTCTTTTGATAGTATTGCGATTTTCTTGATTACCATATTTTCAAGATTCTTTTTTACCGGCATTTCTTCGTTCTTGTTCTCGTTCGTTTAAAGCCGTGTAAGATTTAAAAAATTCCTCCATGAATTGTTTGTCAGGGAAACTCATGGAAATGCAATAAATAATCTTTATATAGGCTTCTAAATAGCTGTGGTGCTCTTTATCTTTGGATATTTCGGTTAGAAGATTGAAATGGGCACTACTGCAATGCAAACGTATATTCCAGTTTTTGGAAACGGTTTCTATTTTAAGATACTCTCCGTTACTTTCCTTGAAAATAAGAAAGTTCCCGATTTGAATTTTGCTTTTATCTTTTTTCATAACCTTTATTTTATAGGACAAATATAGTAATATTTTTATGTAATTTGTTATATTTGCATGTATATTTTTATGTTTTTTATGTACAAATAGACGAATATGGCTGAAAATAACAAGCTTTCAGGAATAGGTGAAATAGCCGGTTTTATCGGAATATCCAAGCCTACGGCGAAGAAACTGATTTCAAGAGGAAAGTTCAGGGCTTATCGTATAAGTGACAGAAAGATCGTTGCGTTCAGAAATGAATTAGAAGAAGATATTAAGAATTTACCCGCCAATGAGTGAGAAAGAAGAAAACACAGGTAAGGTAATAACATTATGCGACCTGCTGAAGGGTGAATACGAGAAACTGCCTATGATGTTCGGGAATATGATCCCGAGAACGGGGCTAATGGCGGTTACAGGTACATCAGAAGCCGGGAAATCTCTTTTTTTAAGGCAAATGGCATTATCTATATGTGCAGATAAAAGTTTCTTAGGATGGCGTAATTTGGCTTATAGAGGAAAAGCCATATATATAACTACAGAAGACGGAGAAGAACTGACCAGATACAACTTCAATAAGCAGGCTTCAGGATTCTCCATTTCCGAACAGCAGCAAAATAACCTGAGAATAGTAATATGCCCCTATAACGTAGTAAAGGAGATACGGAGGCTTCTAACGGAAGATGAAGCCGATATGGTAGTGATCGATGCTTTCGGAGATATATTGGACGGAAAAGACGAAAAATCATCTTCAGACGTGAGAAAAATTCTTAACGAATTCTCAAGAATATCGGAAGAGTTTAAGTGCCTGATAGTGTTCCTTCATCATATAGGGAAAAAGACAGAATATAACGCTCCTTCAAAGAACAGTATCATCGGAAGCCAGTCTTTCGAAGCGAAAATGAGGCTTATTCTCGAAATTCGGCAAGACAACGAAGAAAACGATATAAGACATCTGTGTGTCACCAAATGTAACTACTTGCCACAAGAAGAAAAGTCCCTCGCTTATGATATGGTACTTGATACGGAAACTCTTCTTTTCTCCCTAAATGGAATGAGAACTCCTATAGAACGCCTTGCTAAGAAAGACTATCTCAACAATAGCAAATCTCCGCAAACTTTACCCATAAGCGAACACAGGTCTTTTTTGCTTGAAACTTTACAAAGCGGAACGTTTCTTACGGGAAATGAGCTGAAAAGAGCTATCTCTGAACGTTTCTGCCTTAGTGAACGTACAGCAAGACAATATCTTTCATATTATACCGATAAAAAACATTGGATTAAGTGTGATAAGTCTTCAAAAAATCGTTATATGTACTCTTTGGAAAGGGAATCATTAAGTTAATACTCCATGTGTAAACCGATACATATTTCACATGGCATGTATGGCATGGTATATATACATATACCACATGCCACATGCTCATGATAATGTTAATATGTATGGCAAACCATGTGGTAAAACGATTTACCATATACCGTACTGAAATTTGTTTATTAATGTTAATTTATTGAGGATTCATAAACTGATCCCGAAAATGAAAATTCAGGCGAAAAGTAAAAGCTTATAGTAAATATATTCGTATATCTACCAAAATAAAATATCCAAAAAAAAAATTATTTATGGACTGACACTGTGCGATCTGCTGATAATCATTTAGGGGGTGTACCCACCTATTTTTATATTATAGGCCTATACTTACAGGTATAAGTTGTATTTATTTGTTTTCTAAGTCTTTACGTGTATTTTGTTTGAAATAGTACTTTTTGAACACACAAGAATAACACTTTTTTGGCATGAAAAAATGTATCTTCTTTTCATCCTCTTTTTGTCCTTGTTTTCGCTTAACTTCACTTAAGGCTATAAGTCCCTTAAGTGCTTGTTCGTGTTTACATTCTCGTTCTGCTCGCTTAACTTCATTGCTCAATTTCTTTAATATTTCATCATTTGAAAGTATTTCTTCGTCTGTATTTTCTTCACTTTCTTTAACTTCTTGTTTAATAAGTGCGTACTTTGCTTTTAACCTATCGAGGAATATCTGACACCTTTTGCGGGAGATCCATCTATGTGCTATTTGGTAGAAGTTTTCAGGGTTAACGTTTTCTTTCGGTTCTCTTTTTCTTGAAAGCTGATAAGCCATTATTAATTTATCGGAGCTTTTGCCTTCTGCAAAGAAGTAAGCAGTTAAACAAAACTTTTCTTCTGGAGTTAATTTTTGAAGCTCCATTAATTCCCGGACATATTCGTTTTGTTTTTCTTGATCTGAATATCTTGCCATATTGAGAGGATTATAGTTATATAGCAAAAATACGGATAAAAAGTTAAACGCATAAACGAGGGTTTTAAATGGCATTATATTGATATGATAAAGACATAGAAATATATTTTTATAGCTTGATTTTTAACTATAATCTACTGAAAATAAATGTATTATATTTTGTATATATAAATAAAATCCGTATATTTGTAATACGGAAATGAAGATAAAAAGTTTCTTTTCCGGGCGTTCATTGAGAGAAAAAAAAGAAAGCTTACAGTAACTGCAATTACTGTAAGCTTAGAGTTTAGGAATAGAAGTAACAAAACTTCTAAAGTCTCCATTCGAGGCCGAAAGTTACTTCTATTCTTTGAATCTCGCAAACTTTTTTCCAACATTTTGATAATATACGGTAAATAAAAAGGTCGCTACTGGAATAGCGACCCTAATAAGTCCTTAATATTTAAGGCGAAAGCGGTTGACTTTAATCAACCTAAAAAACCGTTGAATTATGGAAATAAAACTTTCCGTAAGGATTTGGAGGATAAAGGTAACAATCATCATAAACCTTTAATCTCCATCGGGGGAAAAGTCCCCCGAACGGTTTTAAATCCACATTGCAAATATAACCATTTACCCGACATTATCAAATGAGAACGCTATAAAATTGAATTATTAACAATTTAAAATTATAGCATTATGAAACCTAAAAATTTAAAACAGGCATTAGAGCAAGATTATTTTGTGTGCAAGATATACAATAAAGGAGGAAAAAGAATCCGAGTAACGATCCAAGAAAGGCAACACATTTCCGACAGAGAGATGTTTGTTGAATTTTGGATAGATAGCAAATATTTTGAGAGAAATTACAAAGATATATACGATAGATTTTGAACACTATCGAGAATATTAACATATAAAACAAGGAGACAAAAAAATGAAAACACCGATAAATTTCTATACGCAAAATGGTTGGGCTGGATCAAATTATGATCGTAATTTATCTACAAGGGAGATCGCCGCAAAAGTTAGAACTAATGCGAAAAATAAATTCCCGAACTTTAAATTTTCTATTCGTTACAAATGGAGCTTATACGCAGATACGCTATATATAGAATTAAAATCGGGAACGTGTAAACCCTTTGTTGAAGGGTCAAGAAGTGCGCAACGCGGTTACATGTCCACGATGTCAACCGTAAGAGATTGGGAAAAAGATGAATTAACGCCTGAAGTATTTACGGCTCTTGACGATGTTACAACCTATGCAAATTCTTTTCGTTATAATGACAGCGACGGTATGATAGATTATTTCGATACTAATTTTTATTTGGACATATCGGTTAGCAAAGAATATAAGGTTATAGATTCTAAAGTAAATAAAACTAAAGAATCTAAGCAAAACGCCCCAGAAAAGACAAAAATAGACAGTGTCAAGGGATTGGAAATCATAGATTATTCCGAAAAAGCTATTGCCGTGTTTGGCGATACAAAAGCTATAAAGGAACAATTAAAGGAATTAGGCGGACGTTTTAACCTGTATTTAAGCTATAAAGACGGAAAGCGCGCCGGGTGGATATTCAGCAAGAGACAAGCGGATAAGGTGAAAACATTGTTAACCTATAGCGTATAACGATTTTGTACCCGAACGACTTGGATGTTTTCCCGGCCGAGCGATTTATAGGTCGAACGACCGGGATATTTTTATTAATGAACGACTTTAATAAACGGAATTATGAAGATAATATCTTTTAAAACGGCATTTTTTAAGAAATACCCGTTGCAAAGCAAATATATGTTCAAACACTTTAAGAACCATTTCGGAAAAATCCCTGATTGGAAAGACTTCACGAAATTAAATCTTATAGATTTTATTTCTTATCTTAAAAACTCCGGTATTTGCCAGTCATCTATACGCACGTATTGCGCTATTCTTAAATCAATATTAAACGATTATAGCGATGAAGTGAATATACCTTGCAAAGACTTTGACAAAATTTTATCTATAAGGAACGTAAAAAGCCGGGAGACGTTTTTAACTGAAAGCGAGCTTGATAAAATCTGTAATTTAGATGTATCAGGTAATAACATATATATGTTTGTAAAAAAGATTTTTCTAATATCTGCCTATACAGGTTGCCGGCATTCGGACGCTATTTTGTTGGATGAACGAAATATTACAAATGATCGTATAGATTACATTTCGCAAAAAACGAATATTTTTGCTTCTATTCCTTTGAAGCCTATAATAAAGGATCTTATTTTATTGCCAAACATTCGAGTTAATGATGTAACGTTCAATAACGTTGTAAGGGATATTTGCAGGAAGGCCGGCATTAATGATCAAATAAAGATTTTTAAAAGGGGAAAACATTTAACCGGTGAGAAATGGCAATTTGTAAGTAGCCATACAGCTCGAAGATCTTTTGCTACAAACTTACACCTTAGAGGCGTTGACCTTTATACTATTTCTCGATTAATGGGACATACGGATATAAAGAGCACAACAGGGTATATATGTTGTGATGTAAAATTGAACTCGCCCGAAATTATAGGTTATTTTTCTTGATCATTTTTCAAGGCGAACGACTCAATCGTTTTATTAGGCGAACGATTTTGTACCCGAACGACTTTAGCGTTTTCCCAGTCGAACGAGTATATAATAAAATTATTTTTAGTACATTTGTTTTTTTCTAATAGCCGTTGTATGGCCGTGAGACACACGTACAAACTGTTTTTATTATGAATAGTCCATTTATTATATCATGGGTAGAAATACGAGCTACCAAAGGGATAGTAACAAAATCCGATCAAATAAAAATAGACAGTATTCGCAAATTCTATCCTTATAAGAGATCCAGAGCTATATATAAACGATTTGAGACAAAAGAAAAAGCTATACAATGGCTCAAAACGTTCGATAATTCACTCGAAAAACGTTATGAGTGCAGGATATTTTCGGACGCTCAAATGTCAAAAGGCGAGGTCGTGGAAGGCGGCAACGGAGAATTAAAAATACCATTCACAGAAAAACAGAAAAACGAAATATTTTATATATGAGATATTTATTGGAAAGAAGCCAAGAAAACCCGGATTGGTGGGTTCTTACAGATACTGAAAATCTGATTGTTTGCAAGTTCAAAGAACATTTGTTTAACGAAACGCAACGTATTACCATATTGGAAGAAAGCAAATTTACAAATAATACGAAATGTGCCGATGAACTGGCTAAGATTATGTCGGATATGGGGGACTATATTTTTTCACACTGGTATTCGATAGCTTTTCCTACTCCTGTATTTGAGTTTCGAGAAGATGAAAAAAACGGTAAACTCCTATTGATAAGAAATAAATATCCTAAATTTTGTATCGACATACAAGACGATTGTGACTTAAAACAATTATCCGATGCCTTGAAAGCGGCCGGAGAATTCGTTTTAAAATGTAATAATAAAAAATAATCGTATCCTTTGCATGTATATGAGATGAAATACTCTATCATTTTGCTGGCTTTAGCAAAATAATTTACTTGCAAGAGATACGATTTATAGGTTGAACGATCGGAACATCTTTATAGGCGAACGATTGACGAGATGAACGAATGGATCATTTCTTTGACCGAACGACTAAGGCGTTTTTTCAGTTGAACGATTTTCAATTTTTTCTTCGAGCATATTATAGCTGTTCATTACGTCCTGACTCAATACTTTTGCATATATTTCGGTAGTTCTTACGCTTGTATGCGCCAACATTTTACTGACATTTTCTATCTTTACCCCCTGAGATAAAGCCCATGTTGCAAATGTATGGCGTGCCATGTGCGAGGTCAGATTTTTGTTTATTCCGGCTATGGAAGATATTGCCTTCAGGCAAATATTGAATTTCGCGTTATTTATGACTTTCAGCTCAAAGTTGTGTTTTTTAAGGATTTCTAATGCTGGAGAAAGAATGACTATTTTATAAGGTGTTTTTGTCTTTGTACGTACGTCATTAATTACGAATTTCCCGTTTTCTTCATAAACGTCTTTGTTCCAGTTGAATTTTTTTAAATCAGAGTAAGCTAATCCAGTGAAGCAACAAAATATGAAACAGTCTCTTACATTACTGATTACTTTATCTTCTATATTCGCATTCTTTATCTTTTCAACTTCTTCGGAGCTCAGATACTTTCTGGTGGAAGAAATCCCCCTGCTTATTTTATGTACAGAATAAGGATTTATACCAGAGAATAGACCGAAAGCTATTGCATTATTGATATATACCTTCAAACGTTTGTGATAGCCGTACACAGTTGTTTGCATGTATTTTTTTCTATGCAAATATTCATCATACAAAATTATATTATTTACGGTTATATCTGAGAAACCTTTTATCAATCCGAATTCTTTTAAATCATCTACTATTCTTCTGTGGGTTTTCTTTGTGCTTTCCGATATATTTCTTTCCTCCAGACGTTTTTCTATGAATCCGATAAAATCACCTCCGTTATACATCTGTTTGAGATAACCGTCTAATTTCTCGAAATCAAAAGTTTCTTTGTTCCTTATGAGGTTATTTATCCATGTATTTATATTGTTTCTTAAAAGATCGATTCGATCGTTTAGGTCTAAGGCATCAGGCCGTCTGACAACTTTTTCTGATCTCCATTCTCCTGCATAGACTTTGACTCCGGTAGATATATATTTCCTTCGTCTTTCACTTAATATTTCTATTTGCACAAGTCCCGGATGGGTAGCTGTAGCTACATTTTTCCTGTCGAAAATTACTCTTAATGTTGGGTACTTCATAATTTCAAATTTTGGTATCACAGGCGGTATCACACATGGTATCACAAAGTAGCATGATTTTAATTTTTTATGCTATTTTCCTGACATGATAAATAACACAAATAGTAGCGTTTTTGTTCACTATAAATTATTGAAATACAACACAAATCATTGTAATACAACAAAAAAGGCGACTAAAAATTAATTAGCCACCTTTATTATTCCGTGATCCGCCTGGGGCTCGAACCCAGGACCCCAACATTAAAAGTGTTGTGCTCTACCAGCTGAGCTAGCGAATCATCCTGTGCGTTACTT